TGGGAACATCCTTGAGTTTGTCCAGTCGAATCCCAGTCAGGCCAAAGTGGGCGGTCTTAACTTCAAGCGGCTCACCGTCGAACTCAACCTTTGTCGCGTCACCACAAGTGAACAACGGGTACGGCATCGATCGTCTGGATTGCAGTGCAGCGACCGCATCGTACTTTCCTGACTCCATCAGGCCAATGAGATACCGCAAGTCGTCCGCCGTGAAGATAGAGTCAAAGTCGATGGTGATTGCGATATCAACACCAACCTCAACAGCATCAGTCAGCATACGTTGCATACACTGGCCATAAAACACACCCTGCGAGATCACAAGCGGGATGCCTGCCTCTTTGAGTGCTGTTTCAATCATGTTCCTCGCCCACGTTGATTCGTAGCGAGGTGCCGTCATGAACGCACTAATCTTTCGACCCTTCAGCTTTTTCTTCAGGTCACTTTTCGTTGTAGTCATGCTTTAGCCCCAGCATTTTAATTAAGAAACGGTTACGCTATCTGCGTTGTCGTCGTTGTCACTAGCCTTAACGTCTTTGTCAAGGGCAGCAACAGCGGATACCAGTACAGCACCATTAGTGGTTGTATCTGGTGTTACCGACAATCGCAAGTACCGCTTACGGCCTTTGAGATCGACGTGCATTGCATTACATGCGGCGGCGGTATTATCCACGGTTCCAGCATGGGCAGTAATGGCAGCGAAGTTGGTGACAACAGTGTCATCACTCTCTAGCAAGGCAACGACAACGCCAGTAGCATTGGTGTTGGCCTCAGCAGAGACATTCAACATAATGGAAGCGTAGTCAGCATTGAGCGTGTCCAAGTTAGCTGTACGAGCAGCAGTGGACGAAGCATCAGGGGCTAGCAGTACGCTGTAAACTTGTGCTTGATTTCTTTTCACGATTTACTCCGAGATTGGTTTTGAGAGAAAAAAGGGGAGGGGCTGTGATCGCAATAAAACAACCCCATCCCCCATCCATAGCGGGGCTAAAGCAATGGGTTCAATTAAGAAGCGTTAGCCTTGAGAGCGAGCAATGGGCCTGCGTTCGAAGCATCCCCTCGCTCGTGGACATTGATATCGAAACGCTCAGTTGCACGTAAGGCAAGAGCGTCAGCGGTGAAGTAGATCGATGAGTCGGTAGCGACTGTTACGCCACGCTTGTCACCGAAGGTAGCGGCCATGTTCATGTCGCCAAAGTAAGCGAACACGTTACCACTAATGTCAGTGGAAGGTCCGCCAGCTTGCAATACTTGCGAGATTTCGACAGGGTATCCCATGTAGGATTTACCAACGCCACCCTCGTAGTTTGCTACCGTGTTACCACCAGCAGCCATTGCAAGTCTCTGGCAAACGTTTGCCCAGCAAGACTGGCTCATGTACCACTTGGGATTCAAGCCAGGATACTGCGGGATAGCACCGATTGCTTCCTCGAAGGTAGCAGCCGTGATCTCGGCGAACGTATCCACGTTGGATGCAGTCGTGATGATCGATCCAGCGGCCAGTGCGTTTGCAGCACCGACGATACCACCGTAAGTGGAGGTTCCGTCACCGTTGAACAAGCACTCATCTTCCTTGTTGGCGAATGCGTAGGCAATCTCTTGAGTGATCAAGTCACCAAGAGCAACAGCAGCATCCTCTGGCAGTTCAGACGACCAGCGACTTAGCACCATCATCTTCTTTGCTTCCAACTGGATTTGGTCAAAGGTCAGATCGCTCTGAGTTCCTTCGGCGTTCTCTCCAACGAAGTATGCGGTGTAACCACCAGCACGACGTGGAACTGAGAATGACCCGCCAGTACCCATGGGCATGACGCGGCAATCACGGCGAGCAACACCGTACTCCTCAACCAAGCGAATCAACGATGCTTCAAGCACATCGGGGACAAGGTAGCCGCCCTTTGTGTTGTCGCCACCAGTTTGAGCCAATTGGATGCCGAAGCCGTCTAACTTAGCAGCGGCATTTTGATTGCCTGTGAACGCGGCTTGATAGAATAAGCCAGCCAAGTACGACTCTTTCTCAGCGTTGTCGCCTTCGAAGCTCATCAACTTAGAGCGGCTCTTGGCTCTTGCGGGAACGATAACGCTCCGCATGTTGACATCGCCCGTCTTTGGCTCAACACGGTTGGTGATCGTGTCAGCAGCACGCTCTGCGGCAATCGCTGATTTGATCTCGTTTAGTCGCTCGGCCTGCTTGATGCGAGCGTTGATCTGGGCAAGACTGCCCTCAACTTCGCTGGTGCCAATAATGCCGTCAACAGTTGCCTGCTCCTCAGCGTCAAAGTCACGGCCTTCTTCTTGTGCTAGTACGGTCAAGGCTTCGACCTGCCCTACCAGCGAATCACGTTCTTCTCTCAACATCTGAATGTTCTTCACAACAACCTCCAAGGTTTTTAGTAACTTGGCGAGGTTGGGCTACAAAAAAAGTAGACCCGTTAAACGTACCTCGACCACGAATAAGTAATGGGTTTGGACACGTTCGATCACGATCTACTAGCGATTAACAGGGATTTGCCCTGCCAAGTCGCCACCATACCATAAATCGAAACAATGTCAACCACCAAAATCAACATTTTACAGCGAGGACTAGCTGCCTCGAATTAGCTTACATTTGAGCCGAAGTAACTCCATTTTAGCCATAAAGTCCTTTGGATGCTCAGGTTGGGGTGGAATTGCTGCCGCTACGACAGATACCTCAAGATCCTGCGGAACGTTCTTGAATCGGTTCATGGGGACTGGATCTGCGGTGACAGCACTGACACCACCGACCGAATCGACCAAACCAGCAGTCATGGCGGCATCAGCACCGTACCATGTTTCTGCATCTAGGATATCAATAACCTCAGCTTTAGTCATGCCCATCGCGTCCTCGTAGATCGAGATCAGTGAGTCACGATACATATCAAGCACGTCGGCCTCTTTGCGTAAGTCCTCAGCGGACCCCATGCAGCATGTCCATGGATTGTGAATCATGATCCTTGCGTGGGGGGCAGCGGAGCTGGGGAAGAATGCAGGGAATAGACTGGCGGCAGACGCGGCAACTGAGTCCACAGTGACATTGATGTCACCATCGTGCCGTGAGAGCATCTCAATCATCGCCAGAGCCTCATCAACGCTCCCACCGTATGAATTGATCCGAAGGTTCACTGGGCCTTTACCAAGGGCTTTGAGGCCCTCCTGTAGCGACTCTGTGCCGAACATGCCAGCCCAAGTAGGGCCGATGTCCTCGTAAATGAAGATTTCCCGCGTCGTCACGTCGATCATAGTTTTGTCGCTTTCAAATTAAGTGATATTCTTGTTCCGTTATATTCTAATGTGGTGCAGTCGCCTGCGAATAGACCGAAGTCGTCCACCCGCTCAATGCCCCCGAATCCAGCGTCAACTAGGAAGGCGACCAGCAAATCCTGATCAAAACCAACCTGATGGAAGTCCCATTGGGATGTTTGACCGCCGTATATCATCCTCATCACGTCGAACCGCTCCTGCCCGCTTGAATCCAGATATAACTCACACAGCACCTCGCAGTTAGGAACACCGACCATCAGCGTCCCACCCGTTTTAAGCACCCTAGCCCACTCAGCCAGTGTTTTGTGGACACTGACGTATTTTGGTGAGTATGGGATATGCTCAAGAATGTGGCTTGCGTAAACCAGATCATACTGGCCGTCGCTACACGGGATCTTGTTCGCAGGGGCCTTGTACGTTGGGTAGACTGTTGGGTCTAGATTGACTGTATCCCAGCCCGCGTCCGATGGGCGTTTCGCGTCATTCCCGATCTCAAGTTTCTTGATTGTCTTGGTGGCCGATGGCATTCAAAACCTCCTCATGGTAAAGCTCAAACTCCTCCATTGTAACGATCCCCTTCTCTACCAGAATAGCCAAAAGAGTGGCGATGTTTACGAAGTTGCCATTACCACGTTTTTGTATATTCTGCGACTCTTGACTGGAGTTGCTCATTTGATGAAGCCTTGCCTGCGAGTTCCAGTAAACCATTTTTATGCTCCTCGGTTAATGCCTTCACGGTGTCAGCGGGTATTGCGTTGTTCAGTAATGTGACTGCCCATTTTGTATAGAAATTATCAAGACTGTCAAGGAAGTCCTTACGTCCGCTCATCTCCACAATGCGAGATGATTCAAGGGACACGAGGTAGTTGATTCTATCCTCTACCACGCCACCACCATCGGCAGTTTCAGTCTCACTGGGATCGCCCTCCTCAACCTCATCCTCCTCCCAATCGGTAGCCGTGAATGGGTTCAGGAACTCGTCACCACCCTCGACTGGGTTCAGGCCAATAACGCTACGGGCTTCGTTACGGTTCATTATCGTAGAACTGATCAGACCGCTCAGCACCTCTTGTTGTGTTTGAGCGTCAGTCCGCAGCAGTGAAGTACGATCGAATACATGACGGAGAGTGTTTGATCGTTTCTCAGCAGCCGACCGCAACTTCATGTCGCATTGCATCTCCCACCGAACCAACCAGCGATCAAGGCAACCTGCCAGATAAGCCAATTGCTTCTGCTCAAGGCTATTGTAGCTGGTCGCTGACGAATCGCCTGGGATGTGCTGGAGTCCGAATATCAGCATAACGTCTTGCCTAGAGAACTCCCGCTGCTCTAGGAACTGACTGTCTGTGAGGCTCATGTTCATCTGGGTGGCCTTGATGCCCTCTCGAAGTAAGCCAATGGCCTCTCCGTCTTGCCCGCGACTCATTGACTTTCGGAAGTGCTTGAGGAACAACTCAGCATCATCCTGATCGCGAAACACACCTGCTGGAGCCTCTAGCATCACCTCGCCGCTAAACCCACTCTCCATACCGTTAGCAGCGTACTTCTGGGCTTGCAGGTCAATCGAAAGGGCATTACGCAAGACAGTCGCAACACTAAGGCCATGAACGCCGTTGTAGCCAAAACCTGGAATGTGAAGGACATCGCGGTCATGGAATACCAAAACCTTCTCATTTGCGGCGATTAACTCATCCACCCTGCCATGTTCGGTAAGTGATCGGTACTCAATTGGGTCGTCCTCATCGGG